CGTCAAAAGTAAATACATCATATTCCTTTTGGCTTTCCGCTCTAAATCGTTCCCCTTTAGGAATAACCCCAAGGATGCGGATACACTTTTCAGGATACGCATAAACAAATTCATAGCCAGCTAACTTATGTTCAGATAACACGCACTCTTCACGCTTTCGTGCAAAATTCCATTCGTATTGAGATAGTAGCATTTTGCGTGTCGCATCGTAATGCAATCTGCATTGTCTAGCCGTTTCTGTTTCTTCATCAAGGCCGTATATCCTACCGCCATTGATAAGACTAAGAGCCATATTACAAATATCAGTAGGTGTCATATTGCCCCCTTTTTATAGTGAAAAAGAGGGATGCATAAGCACCCCTCATTCTATTATTCTGCAGTTTCTTCCGATTTCTTGCCTTTAGATTTAGTCTTTGGCTTATCTTCGCCATCTTCGGTTTCTTCTGCTCCTACAGCTTCAAACAAATCATTGAAGTAATCTTTATCGTATTCAACCACTTCTTCTTTTGTAAGTTCTACTGTTTGTCCTTCTTCAATTAAACCCTTTGTATTGTGATACAAAGTTACTTTTGCAATGTATTCCATGCTACCCCCTATTTACTTGTAATACCGCTAGTTATGAATACAGAAATTGTACCAGCCGTTGCATTGTTGACATTAGCACGTGTATAACGTTTAACACCATTTGCCAAGCGTACTTTATATTCGTATCCAGTTGGTGCATTGGCTGGTAATGTAATACCATGCAACAATACAGGGTTGGCGATGTTCTCTGTATCAGATGTGTATACGTTAATTAATGCAGTACCAGTTAATGCTTTGTCTACACGAACAACTAACCACAAGTTAGGGTCAGCATCACCACTAGTTACTACAACATCGGAGCTGACATTGCCAGATAACTCACGTTTCCAATGGAATGTATTTAAAGTATCGATAATCATGTATTTTCTCCTCTCTACTATGCAGTAACACGTGCTTCTGTGGAAAGCAATGCATCAATTTTACGAACAGGAATACCATTCGCACGAGTAACCAATTTACCCATTTCCATATCTTCTGTGATAGTAGAACCATGTACTTTGTTCTTTTGCAAGCGTAAGAATGTACGCAATTCTTGGTTCATATACCATACTGGTCTACATCCAGTTAAGCTATGCATTTTTTCTTCTGCACGGATCATTAAGTTAATCAAGTTAGGACCTGCGGAAATATCTTCTTTGATAGATTTCATATCGATATTAGCGATACGCACTACATATCTCCAGTCACGAACAGATAAACCGATGTTTTGTTTGAAGTGAGTACGGTAACCTTGGAACATAGAACCATCAGCTTTAGTAACTGTTACTTCGCCCAAATCTTCTTGTTCTAAACCGCCTTGACTGCCACGCGGATAAATACCATGTACAGTAAGAGGACCCCAACCTACGAGCCACATAGAGGCAAGGTTAGCAGTACCGCCTGCATCAATAATGTTTTTAGCACAATCAGCTTTTTTCACATCCAATGTATTGAAACGTGCGGATAAGCCAATGAATTTTTCTGGTGTAGTTTCATCACCATAGAAAAGTGTGCTTACGATTTCTTGGCCCATACTTTCAACAAATGCACTATCTTCTGTTGCACGGAACGCTACAGGGTCATTGGAAAGTTTAACCAAGTCTTTATCCACTTCGGAATATGCTTCCAACATACCACAAGTATCTGTGATTTGTTTTGTAGTGGATTTAGATGGTTGTACACCGCCATACAACATGCGCCATGTTGTGGATGGTAAGCCAGTACGTACTGTTGTTTTGTTAGATGTGCCATCATTACATTCAATCATTGTCATGTCTTGAATAATTTCGTTTGTTTGGTTCAATTGCTCAATGATTTGTGCAATTTTACCATTTGGATCCATACGAGTTTGTAAATCCAATAATGTAGGATTGTTAGTTCCAATTGTAGCCATTAATTAATCTCCTTTAATCTTTAAACATGGACGGATACATATTCCGTCTAATAGCTTCGTCAGATTGATTATTTGCAGGTCTGTTGTTCCCTGCGTTGCTATCTTCGCTTGCCATACCAGCAATATGTGCGAATAGTTGAATTACTTCTACACGATTACCCAAGCCATTTTCAGCTAGGATTTCACGGATATTAGGAATTGTCTTTTCTACCGCTTCAACACCTGCGGCCGCTTGGCTAACAGTAGTATCGAATTTGTTACCTAATACCTTTTTAGCGTTTTCTGCATACCCATCGTATTGTGCTTTTAGTGCTTCTTGCTTTTGGTTTTCGTAAGCCGTTACAAGATTGGTAGCATATTGATTACCAAACTTAGCCATTTGTAATGCTTGCTCTTGCGTTGCACCTACACCATTAAGCATTTTTGAAAATTCATCTGCGATGGTTTGGTCAACTTCGCCACCCTCAAATGCAGTTGAGAAATCATATACAGTAGGTTCTGCAGGTTGGTCGGTGTTAGTATCACCGCCACCGCCTAAAATCGTACTTTGTTGGTCTTGTGTGTTCGTGTCCTGTGGTGTTCCACCATTTGCACTATCCGTGTTATTGTTTGTGCCTTGTTCTAAATTTTCATCCATGGTTATTCACCTTTCTTTAATTCGTTTTCTTCAAGCGTTTTAAAATATTTCTGCATCTGAATATTTTCGAGTTGTGCTAAGTGGTATTTCTTAACACCCTCTACACCATCGCCAATCTTTCCTAAATCGTTTTGCAACAAAATAGCAACAGCCCTCATCCCCTCGTTAAAGAATGTTGTACTGTTGCCTGTGAATGATTGGCTATTCAGTTTTGCTCGGTCAAGAATGCGATAAAAAAACCACCTACCGAGTTCATCGCTCAGTACGTGGTTTAGCGCTTCAATATCACGCTCTCGCATATAATCTCTTTTTTGTTTCATCTAGTACCCCATTCCCATTAACTGTTGCATTACAGGGTTTCCATCATTTGCCGCATCAGTTGCTTGTTTAGCTGCACTCGCCATTTGAGGTGCTAATTGTGCTGCTTGCATCATTTGTGCTTGTTCCTCTTGTTCCTGTTGTGCCTGTTGTTGTTCTTCCATCTTAGCTTGATATTCATCGTTGGATACAATTACTTTTGCAGGTACACCGAGGTTAACACCATAATAATCCGCTGCTTCCTCAAAATTAAATTTTTGTAGGATGTTAGGATTGCCCTGTGCTAATGACATAAGGAACGCAAAATACTGTTCGATTGAAGTTAATGAGGATACTTTCTGAGCCTGTGCCAATGGTGAAATGTACTCTATCTTGACATCTTGGCCGTTTAACTCTTCCGCCAATGCTTCATCGATTGGTGGAAACACACCTGCACGATCTAATATCGCATAGGTGCGTTCGATAATTGGATTAAGAAATTCAGATAGTAGCCGTTCTACTACAGGCCCTAATTGTTGTAACTTCTCTTGCGTGCGTTCCATGACTTCCCTTGCCGTCATTTGTCCATTGTCCATGTTATCGAGCATAAGGAATAAGTCAGCGCTATACGCACGTTTGATACTGTCTTTAACTTCAATGATTTGTTGCATTATCCAATCTAGATTGATACCTACGTTAAAGATAGGCTCAACTTTACCGCCTGTATCGACTTCTGTTATACCGCCTGGAAATAGCGATACACTACCGATTACATCAGATGTAACGGCCATAGGTGGCTTTACACCTAACTCAATAGCGGTTAGTCGGTCTAGTTCCAATTTCTGCAACATCATTGCATCAGATTGTGCGAACCATGCACTACCCTTGCCATAACCATTTAGATCATGTGTAGTGTGCCGTGCAATCGGAATAGGCCATTCTTCATAGCCACTATGTCGCAAGATTTCATCATCTCTACTCCCCTCAACCCAGTAAATAGAGGAATAAGGCATGTTCTTGTTACCTAGTTTTCCATTGCGGTCTTTGTTTTCACATACTAGCCAACAAACAGTATATACAGTTGCATTACCCTTGCCGTCATCGTATGCGTTTTTAATCTTATCGGTACAGTTATCATATCCAAACTCTTCCACGAGTTGGTCGCAAGTCATGTTATACTTCCGCCCAAATGTATTAACCTCACCATTAGCATTGCATTCTAATGCATAAGTGCCGATTGGATACGATGTGAAACGCACACCAACTTTACCATCAGGCATGATTGACATCGGTGCTTGTCCGAATGGTAGTTCCATATAGACTTGGTGAACCACATTGTAGAAATTGGATTTTGCAAATACTGCATACAATATTTCTTCACGTTCATCTAATACTTTCGCTACATCGCTATTCGCCGCCATGTCTGTATTTTCCATGGTTAGCTTAAACCATTTACGGCTAGGCGGTGTCATTCCACTCATTACACCACTAGCGAATATTTGACAACTTTCCCATGCAATACCAGTAAGGATTTTATCGGTATATAGTTTCGATTGGTCTTGTTCGCCATCGAACACCCCAAGGAATGGCAACTGATAATCTCTTATCATCTTCCATTTCTCAACGTACTTTTGACGATTGGTAAACATTTGATTGAATTTAGCTTTTATTTTCTTGTAATCTCTAGGCTTTGTAACCTGTTTTTCTGTAGGCTGCCTTGCTAGGCTTGATAGGATAGTACTCATATTAACCGCCTAGTGTTGTTTTGCCTGTCGCTTGATTTAAAGCACTAGCCAAGATAGTACTATCATAACCAGTTTTCTTACGCTTTTTATCAGTGAACCATTGTTCATCTTTCTTTTGCGTCATGTCATCAGTCTGTGCGACTGGTGCAGGTGCTGGTGTAGTAACACTTGGTGTTTTAGCTTTCATACACATTCACATTCCCCCTTTACCCAAATGGTTTGTACTCTGTATTCGCTACTCTTCTGTGATTGCCATTTACTTTTTTAGTGACCCTAAATGCAAAGGTCAAGGCTAATGCATCGCCTTTATTTGGTGATGGTAAGCCACGCTCTTTCATATCCTTTTTGCTTTCCAGTTGGATACGTCCGTTTTTATCAATGATCGCTTCAGGGCCTACCAAATCATCGTACAAGCCCTGTTCATTAGGAATCGAACCGCCCTCTTTTAGCCATTCTTTCATTTCGCCCCACATGTATGCTCGCATATTGAGGTACATATTGTTAGGCGATGCACCACCAAAGGCAACTAACCGCCATCGTCTACCCATTGACTTACCGATACTGTAAATACCAGTTCCGTACCCTTGGTCGATAAATACTGCATCGGCTTTGTACTCGTCCTCAAATTGTGCTATTAGGTTAGCCATTCGCATATCATCGTCATTCTTTTCAATAGTTGCCAAGCACTTCATGGAATAGCCATTACGCATTACGATTTCTAATGTATCGCCACCAGTCCATGCAGGGTCTACACCGATAATTACAGGTAGGTTATTAAACTCACCAACTCTGTACATTCGCTTTTGTGCTTCATCTACAATTGTTGCGGATATGAATTGTGTATCCGATGCACTAGGGAATATCCCCCGTACACGCACTTTTACAAAGTCGCTATCCTCACCATGAATATCTACCCATTCTTGCAATTTAGCTTTGTTTGATACTTTAACAGTTCG